AGGATCGCGCGCTGCTCTACGAACGTCAGATCGCCAGCCTTGGCGAGAAGTGCTTCCGCATTTTGCAGGCAAAGAAAGACGAGTCGATCCTGGCTTGGGTGCCGGGCACGGTGAAGTCGATCGAACTGCCGCCGGAAGACCCGCAGCCCGGCGTCGAGCCGCCGGCGCCGGGGATGCGGCAGGTCGGCTTCCTGCTCAACCAAATCCCCGACAAATGGCGGGTTCGGGTTGACGCGCACAGTTCCAGCCCGGCGTTCCAGGCCGACACGCGACGGCTCATGTTCGATCTCAACGCCCGCGGTGCGGCGTCGAACGAGGCATTGCTGTCGCGCGTGCATCCGCCAGGCGAGGAAGAACTCGTGGCCGACGCGGTCACGGCACAGGTGCAACGCGACAATTTTGCCGCGCAGCACCCCGAGGCGGTGCTCGAACAGCAGCAGCGCGGCAAGAAGAAAAAGTAAATTTGTCGAAACAGTCGGTAAACCCTCCTTTACCGACCGTATTGACCCCCAACAACTGAATCGCGCAAGGTGCCGTGCGGTCAATATCGACCGTGCCAGCGTCGGGTTGTGCTCCCACTCCCCTTCGCCAATGGAGGCTTTGTCATGAAGCGTCGTGGTCGCAAGCACAGCCGCAAGTAATTGCGGACTGACTTCCAACGAGTGAGCAATCGGGGGCGTTGCGCATCGGCGCTCCCGGTTTTCCCAACAGCATAAGGTTCAGCAGTGTCAGGTTCGATGCCCGGAATGCCAGCCGCGCCAATGCCCCCCAGCTTGATGGGCGGCGGTGGTGCGCCTCCTCCCGGCGGAACGCCTGGCATGGCCGCACCCCGTCCGAACCTCGGCCCGGTCTCGCAGCCGCAGGGCAACCCCGGCAACGCGGCCTCGGCGATGGTGGACGTGAAGAACGCCCTGAACCTGCTGCAACGTGCCTTGCCGAACATCCCGATGGGTTCACCGATCCACGCGGATATCCTCAAGACGGTGTCAACGTTGTCCAAGCACGCGCAGGACGCCGGCGGGGATCACAGCCTTCAGATGCAAAGTTTGCTGAGCATGGTCAAGAGCATGGGGCAGAATCCTATGCAGAACGCGCTCGCCAAGATGATGCCTTCGCCCAACGCCGCACCGGCGATGGGCGCCCCTCCCAGTGCGCTGGGCTAAAGGAGAATTACCATGCCGACTTCGACCAACATTCCGGCGATCAACCCCTACGTGACCACGGTTCGTGACACCGACCCGATGATCTTGCGCGTGCCGATGCACAAGACCGGCATCGGCGCCACGCCGGGCACGCTGAAGGCGGCATATCCGTCCGGCTCGCAGGAAATGGGCATCACGCATGTTGGCGGCACGACCGCCGGGCGGAAATAACCATGCCCGAGATCGACGAGCACACCCTCGCACTGCTGCGCGGCTCGCACGCACTGCTGGAGGAAGTTTGGAACGATCCGAAGCACGGCCAGAACCTGAAGCGCGCCGTCAAGGAAAAGCGCCCGCAGGTCTCGATCCCGGAGATCGACGTTCCCGACCAGGTTCTCGCGCCGGTTCACGCCGAGTTGAACGAATACAAGGCCACGCTGGCCAAGGTCAACGAGCGGCTGGAGTCCTACGAGCGTGAACGTTCCGACGAGAAGCTGGAAGGCACGTTCCGCACCAAGCTCAAGGACGCACGCTCCAAGTTCAACCTGACCGAAGACGGCGAGAAGGGCGTGCTGCAACTGATGCAGGAGCGCCAGATCGCCGATCCCGAGGCCGCAGCGGCGCTCTACGTCGCCAACCTGCCGAAGCCGAAACCCTCTTCGCTGCGTGATAGCAGCGCCTACGGCGCGTCGAGCTACGCCAATCCCGGCCTGCGCGGCGGCGAAAGTGAGCATGACGCTCTCCGTCATACCGACCCGGACGCCTTCTTCTTCCGGGAAGCGATGGCGGTTATGGACGAGTTCGCCGAGCAGGCGTGAAGGAGCACTGAACCATGTCCGGCAGTCTGACAGGCGCCCAATACGGCGGCATCACCCCCGGTGGCGCAATCGGCCAACAGCTGGCAGCGATCACCCGCCGGGCGGTTGTGCCGACGCTGGTGAGCCAGATTTACCAGTCCCACCCTCTCCTGTCGCTGTTCCTGATGAACGCGCAGCGGGCCAAGGGCGGTGTGTCGCAGATCACCATCCCGACGCAGGGCCAGTCCTTCGTCAGCTTCTCGTGGGGCTCCTTCGCGGGCGATTTCCCCGAGCCGCAGGACGTGGCCGCGATCACCAACGCGCAGTTCAACCTCAAGTTGGGCATGGTGCCGATCGGCTTCTTCGGCATGGAAGGCGTGATCCAGTCGTCCGAGGTCATCATCCCCAAGCTTCGCGCAGTGATGAACGACGCGGCGGTGGTGATCAAGCAGTCCCTCGCCTCCTCGATGTACACGAACAACGTGTCCAACCCGCAGGCCCTCGACTCGCTCTACGGCGCCTACGACGCCGGCGCGAACGTCCCGACCTACGGCGGCATTCCCCGCGCCGGCAACGTCTGGTGGCAGGGTCAGTTCTACCCGAACTCGGCCACGATCGCCTCGCGCGCCGGCATGTCGGCGGCGATCATGCGCGTCATGCAGGGCGCCGGAGGTGAAAGCCCCGACTTCGGCGTGATGTCGATCCCCGACTGGACCACGCTCATGCAGGACTTCATGTCCATTGAGCAGTTCCAGACCCGTCCGCGTTCAATGTACGGCAAGGACGACAAGGTCAACACCGGCTTCCGCGCCATCGAAGTGCTGAATGTGCCGATTTTCCCGGACCCGTTCTGCCCGCGTGGCGAGTGCTACCTGTTCAACACCCGCTACATCAGCGCCTACATCTCGGACGCTCTGAACTTCCAGTTCACCGGCTTCGAGAGCCTGATCCCGCTGGGCCAGCTTGCCTCCATCGGCGTGCTGCTCGTCGGCCTCGACGTCGTCTGCTCGAAGCCTTCGAGCGGTGCCCACTTCACCGGCCTGTCCGCCGCGGCATGGCCCCCGCAGAACCCGCAGCTTCCGGCTGTAGTGTAAGGAGACCTGAACATGTACGGTGGACCCGGCATTTTCCCCAGCGCTCGTGGTCAGGCCACCACGACGTTCACGCTTCAGTCCGGCCAAACGATGCTCATCCCGCCCGGCAACTGGTTGATCGGGGTTGGTCCTTACACGACCATCCAGGAACTCAACCAGGTGACGAGCCTGTGGACGCCGCTGGGCGCCGACGGGCGCGGCCTGCGCTACGTCGCCTCGGACGGCAACAACTTCCGCATCGTCAACACGACCGGCTGCGCCGTCGGCGCGGTGGTCGGCACGGCGGGTTCGGGTTACACCTCGACGCCGACCGTCACGGTCTCCGCCGGTGGCGGCACCTTCGCCGCGATCGTCGGTGGGGCGCTGGGCACGATCACGGTGACGAACGCCGGGTCGAGCTACACCTACCCGCCGCTGGTCTCCTTCCAGGCGCCGTCTTACGGCCTGACCGCCCCGGCCATCCCGGCTTCGGGCTACTCCACGCTGTCGGGCACGACCCTGTCTACGGTGACGCTGACCAACGCCGGCGCCGGCTACACCTTCGTGCCGAACGTCATCCTCACCAACGACCCGCGTGACATCACGGGCACCGGGGCGACGGCGACGGTTGCGCTCACCGGCGCGAACACGATCACCGCGGTGGTCTGCACCAACATCGGCACAGGCGGTCTGACCGCGATCCCGACCCTGTCCTTCTCCGGTGGCGGCGGCTCCTCGGCCGCAGCGACCGTGGTCATGGACTGGACGATCACCGCTTACGCCGCGACCGGCGCCGGCAACGGCTACACCGCTCCGGTGCTCGTCACGGGCGCCGGTGGTCTGGTCGCCACCACGGCGGTCAACCCGACGTTCGACAAGAACCTCGTGACGCTGCGTCAGGCCAACATCCAGGCCGCGCTGACCGCCACGGGCATCACGGCGACGGGTCAGGTGGTCATCGACGGCGGGCGCTACTCGGCGCTGCCGACCGCGCTGATCCAGACCAACTACGCACCGGCCACGGTGGCGACGCTGACCCTGACGATGGGCGGCGTGACCGACACCGTGTTCATGATGGCCAGCGCCTAAGACGGAGACGACCGCGTGTGGGGCAGCTTCTCAGTCAGTACTCTGACGACGTCCGAGACCTGATCGGCGACAACCTGGGGATGTTCATCTCCCAGGACCGCATCACGCGCTACGTCAACTTGGCACGCAGTCAGGCAGCGAAGATCACCCGCTGCCTGACCGTCCTCGTGCCCGGTCAGTGCCCGCAAGGCGCCAGCGCCATACCGGGCACGTTCACGCCCGGCGGCGCGACGCCGGGAACCCCGAGCACCAACACGTTCAACACCATCGTTGGCCAAGAGCAGTACGGCTACGGCTATGCCAACCCGTACGTGCAGCAATGGAACTCAGGCGCGAAGGGCGTGCTTGACGTCATCCAAGTGGCGGTGTCGTGGTCGGGCGCAATGCGCCCGGCGCTGGAGTGGATGCCGTGGGACGACTTTCAGGCCTACCTTCGGTCCTACCAGTCGCTGATGCAATCCTACCCGGCGGTGTGGTCCACCCTCGGCGACGGCGAATCGGGGCAGGTCTACCTGTTTCCGACGCCCAGCGTTGCGACGGAAATGGAGTGGCTGGTCGCCTGCCAGGTCAAACCGATCTACTCGGACAACGACTACGACGCCTTGCCGGCGCCGTTCGACAGCGCGGTGAAGTATTACGCTGCTCACCTCGCCTATTTGCGCAGCCAGCGACCCGGACAGGCCAGCCTGATGAACAACACCTTCCTCGAACACCTCGGCATCGACCGGGCGTCGTCGGACGGCGGCAAGGTTCAGTCGTACTACGCGACCTATCCGTGAGGTGAGCCGTGAGCGGATCACAGCGCGCCGAGGTCATCGCCCAGCTTAGCCAGCGGCTCCAGTCATCGCTCGGGGTTCCCGAGGGGCTGCGCGTCGCATCGCCGTTCCCGTTCGGCGGCATGGATCAGCAGTCCTCGCCGATCGCGATGAAGGACCAGGATTTTTTCTGGTGTGAAAACCTCATTCGACTCGGTGACGGCAACCTCCGCGCGCTGCCGGATGTCGGCTCGACGCTCTACATCGCGCCGGCGAAGACGATCCTGTGCGCCTTCGGCTACAACATCGCCGCGACCTACTACCACATCGTTTTCTTCACCGACGGCACCGCCGTGCAGGTCAACGAAGACACACAGGCAGTCACAACCATCTCGTCAACCGCCGGGACGTTCTACAACGGTGGCAACAAGCCCACGGTCTGCCCGTCCGGCGGCAAGTATCTCCTGATCGCCAACAACCACGCGGCCAACGCCTATTGGGTGTGGGACGGGCTGGTGCTCTACAACGCTGGGTCGGTCGGCCCGGACGTCACGCTGACGTCAGGCGGCGCGAACTACACCAGCGCGCCGCTGGTCACAGCGTTCGGCGGCTCAGGGACCGGCGCGACGTTCACGGCCAGCATCGCCAACGGCAGCGTCGTTTCGGTCCAGGTGGACAATGTCGGCTCGGGTTACCTGCCAGGCGACACGGTGCAGCTGCAATTCACCGGCGGCGGCAGCGACAACGGCGCGATCCTGACCGCGGTGCTCACCGCGTCCATCGTCAGTTCCATGACCGTGCTGTCCGGCGGGTCCGGCTACACCGACGTGCCGACGGTCACAGTCTCCTCCGGCGCGGCGGCGGCGACCGCTAACCTCACGCCGACGGGGATCGGCGCGATCACGGTCACAAACGGCGGCTCCGGCTACACTGCGGCGCCGACGGTGACGCTGTCCGGCGGCGGGGGCACAGGCGCCACGGCCACGGCGACGATCTCCGGCGGGGCAATTACGGCAATCACGGTGACGTCGCCGGGGTCCGGCTACACGAGCCGCCCGACAGTCGGGTTTCTCGGCGGCGGCGGGTCTAGCGCGACGGCGACGGCGGCGCTCGCGGGCACAACGGTCGCGTCGCTGACCGTGACCAACGCGGGATCGGGCTATACGGCCTCACCGACCATCGGCTTCAGCGGCGGCGGGGGCGGGACAGGGGCGACAGCCGCAGCCGTGTTGTCCGCCGGCGCGGTGACGAGCGTGACTGTGGTCAATGGCGGGTCGGGCTTCACCGAAACCCCGACGATCGCGTTCACGGGCGGAGGCGGCACCGGGGCAACCGCTGTGGCGGTTCTGTCCGGCGGCTCGATTTCCAGCGTGACAATTTCCGCCGGCGGGTCGGGCTACACCAGCGCGCCGACGGTGAGCGTTGGCGCCGGCGGCAACAACGCAGCCTCCGGGTCGGTCGACCTCATGCCGTTCGGTGTCAGTGGCATCGGCATGGAGAATTATCTTTCGCGGGTCTGGCTGCTCAACACTTTTCAGCCAGGCGCGACCTCGACCGCCGGTGTGTTGCAGTTCTCAACCGCTGGCAGCGTGACCGACTTCTCGACATCGTCGGGCGGTGGCACCTACACGAGCACGGACCGCTACCTGCGGTCGGCGTACTGGGGCATCAAGCAGGCCAACGGCTACCTCTACCTGATGGGCGACTCCAGCGTCAGCGTGATCTCCAACGTGCAGACATCGGGGTCCGCCAGCGTCACCACGTTCACCTACCAGAACACCGACCCGCAGATCGGCACCAACTTCCCCAACACCCTGTCCGACTACGGCCGCACGGTGCTGTTCGGCAACGCGCTGGGCATTTTCGGGCTTTACGGCGGCGCGGTGACGGGCGTGAGCGACAAGGTGCGCAACATTTTCGACAACGCGATCTTCCCGCCCACGACCGGCGCGATTACGCCGAGCGGCGCGGCGGCGACGATCCACAAGGTCAAATTCTACACCTTCCTGTTCACGATCACCGACCCGTTCACCGGCCAGCCGCGCACGGCCATGCTGCTGTGGGACCAGAAAGAGTGGTATGTGGCATCGCAGTCGGTAACGCCCACGTTCATCTGGTCGCAGGAACGCAACAGCGTCCTGACCACGTGGGCGACCGACGGGGCTAAGGTTT